GCCTCGACTACCAGCGTGGCGAGGTCTCCGGCGAGCGGCTGTGGGGCGGCCTCGATCAGATCTTCGGCGGGCTCGAGCGCGCCTACTCGCGGCTCTGCGTCATCAACTACTGCCCGCTGGTGTTTCTCGGGCCAACCGGTCGCAACGTGACGCCGTCCGAGCTGCCGAAGACCGGCCTCTACCGCGACATGATCACGGCCTGCGACGAGCACCTGCGCCGCGTCGTCAAGGCGCTGGGCGCACGCGTTGTGGTCGGCATCGGCAACTACAGCTTCGACCGCTGCCGCATCGCCCTGACCAACACCGCGACCATCGTCAAGGTCCCGCACCCGAGCCCGCGCAATCCGTCGGCCGCGGTCTCGTGGCTGTCGGATGCGACCAAGATCATCCACGACGCCGACACCCTCGCTCATCAGGTACAGTGACGCACATGGAACGACCAGATTTCACCTTCTCGATCAGCTCACCACCCATCATCGTCTGCCCCGACTTCGAGACGCTCTCGCTCGAGAGCGACGCGACCATCATCGGGCTGGGCTCTGCGATCTTCTCCCCCGGTGGCGAGATCAAGCCCTTCATCAACGTGTTCCCCATCTCGGCCTTGGGGCAGTGGGGGCGCAGCGTCGACCCCGACACCCTCAACTGGTGGTCGGTGCGCCCGGAGAACGGGTTGCGGCTGTGCTTTCAGAAGGCCATGGCCGGCGAGGGTCCGCCGCTCCATCTCGTGCTCAAGAAGTTCCTTGAGGACTGCGCGACCATCGGCGGCGAGCAGGGGGTGTGGTGGCTGTTCAAGCCCTCCTGCTTCGACGGTGCCATCTTCCGTCACGCCTGCATGTGGGCGGGGCTCGGCGATCTCCTCGAGCAGGTGGGCCTGGGGGCGTCGCGTCGGCGCATGCTCGACTTGCAGTCGATGCGTTTCCTCGCCGCGTGGGCCGGCATCGAGGTGCCGGAGAACGTGAAGTCGATCGTGCCACATCACCCGTGGCGCGACGCGGAGGCGCAGGCCCGGAGCGGCGACGTGATCCTGACCATTGCCCGCCACGCGGTGAGCGGCGCACCCGCCGAAACCATCCCTTCTGAGGTCGCCGACGCATTCCGTGTGGCCGTCTTGGGAGACGAGCCCGCCGCAGCACCCATCGACGGGACGACCGAGGCTGTCGAGTCTACAGAAATCGAAGTGGTCGGCGCGCAGCACATGACGCCGATCAACAGTCGGGCCAACATCGTCGCGCTGTGCGATCGCTTCATGCGCGGGGAGGTGCCGACCGAGAGTGAGCCGATGTACTTGAGCTACATCGGCAAGCTCGCCGCGCACCTCGTCTCGCACTTCGGGGTCAACATGGTCTCGGCGGGCGAGACCATCCTGCGCGACGCCGCGATCGCCGCCAAGGGCGAGCGGCCCGAGCAGTTCTACGTGTTCCTCGGGTCGGTCAAGACCATGGTCGAGGACGACCGCTGCACGCCCGATGTGCTGCATCACGCGAGCATCGCGGCGGGCGGCCGGTGACGGGCCTGCTGATCATCGGCGCGTTGCTGTCGTCGACGCCGCGCCCGTGCGTGCACGGGGTCGGCGAGGCGCGGCCTCGCGTCACGCTCGCCGAGCAGCGTCTCGTCAAGCGGGTCATCGAGCAGGTGGTCAGCGCCTCGGAAGCGCACCCGGACCTCGTCAAGTTGCTGACGCTGGTCGCCGAGCGCGAGTCGAGTTGGCAGCTCGGCGTCGTGCACCGGTTGCCCGCCGACCTCGACGGGAGCAGGGCTGCGTGGCGGCACACGCGAGCCCTGTACGAGGGCAACGCGTGGGCGGCCGACGCCTCGCGGTGGCAGACATACGGCCTGTTCGGGATGAACAGCTCGTACTTCACCGTGGTGTGGGACCGGGCCGCTGACCCGCGCATCCTCTGCGACGCCGTCGTCGACGTGCTCGTCTACCGTCGAGCGCTGGTGCGGGCGCTGCGGCGGTTGTCCGCGCCCGTCGAGTGCGACGGGGAGATGGTCCGCGTCGCACCGACGTGGGCCGCGCTGCACGGGGCGGTGAGCGGTGGTCGGCGCTGCCCGACCGAGCAGCGCGACTTCTACAAGCGGGCGAGGCGGGCCAAGCTCGACGCTGACCGCGTGGTCACGCTGGCCGACCTCGGCCACGAGCCGGAGGCCAAGTCGCAAGACGAGCTAGTGCGCACCCTGTGGGGCAGAATCGAGACGAGATGATCATCACCGAGAAGGACTACCAGCGCGCCCGCGAGTACCTCGCCGACGGTCGATCGTGGGCCGAGATCGAGGCGCTGATCCCGGGCATCGACCTCAACAAGATCGACCACCCGAGCGAGGCGGACCAAGAGATCATCGCCCTGGGGGCGCGCTGCTCGCCCGCGTATCTGCGGGGGCGGTTGATGAAGATCGTCGACAAGGAAGGCACGCCGCTCGACTTGCAGGTGGACATCTTGCTGAAGATGTTGTCCAAGACCTGATGCCCACCAACCTCGACACCGTGATCAAAACCATCGAGGCCGCCGACAAGGCGGCCCGCGCCGCGAACTCCATTTCCGATCTCGCTCTTGGCGCGATCGGTCGCGGAGGTCCGAGGTGGCATCGTTGGCGAGCGCTGCGCCTGCGGCTTCGCGCGGCACGTCTCGAGGGCGCGGGTCACAAGGGCAAGGCGATCGCGCTGCGCATTCGTGCCGCACTGCACCTCGGATACGCGGGTGGATTGCCCGCGGAGATCTCCATGCTGCACGCCGGCATCGAGCCCGTCGCCGTCACCACGGGATGAAGTCGTCCGGCTCGTCGACGGGGAAGGGCAGCTCGGGCACGATGGCCGCCAGCGACGAGGCGTCGAGCCAGCCCGCCTCGAGCGCCCACGCCACCCGAGACTTCGTTCGGCGGCACAAGTCGAGCAGCGCCAAGCCGTCACGGTTGCTGGGCACCTGACGACGGCGAGCGAGCTGCGACCGGTAGAGGGCACGCGGACCGAGCACGATCGGCGGTCGGCTGCCCTTGCTTCGGTTGCACTGCATGCAGGCCGCGACGAGGTTGCGCGGGCTGAACTTGTCGCCACCCTGCGACATCGGGCGCACGTGGTCGAGCGTGAAGCCGTCGCGCTCCTGCTCGACCACCCAGCAATCGGCGTCGCAGTAGACGCAGCGCAGGCGATCTCGCAGGTAGATGGCGTTTCGGCGGCCGCGGTAGATCCAGTGCGCGCCGGTGTACGGCTGACCGTCCGGCCAGGTCCGGCGCATCAGGCAGCCGAGTCGGAGACCGGAGGTGTAGCAGCCACGAGTTCAGACAGTGAGATGCCGCATGCGCTGGCGATGCGCTCGAGAGTCGCCATGGTTGGCGTTGTCAGCCCGCGGATCGTCTCGGACAAGCGAGACGGCACGAGCCCCGCAGCTTCGGCCAGGGCCGAGCGATTGCCGTTGAAACGGCTTTTGACGAGCGCGTCGATGCGTTCGCCGAGCTCGCCGACCGCGGGCATCGGCGGTCGGCCAAGCGCATCGTTTCGCTCCTGCCGAGGGTCCGGCGCGCTCTTCTTGCCTCGCTTCTTCCCCCGCCTCTTCGCTCGTGTCTTCGTGTCGGCCATTCTTGCTCCGGTGGGTTCGCAGGGCCCGAAAATGGCCGCTTGAACTTCGATCGATCGAGTGCTCATATTGTCCGCGGAAGGCTAAATGTCAAGCCGCAGAACAGGGGCCCGGAGGCCCCGTGGCACTTGCGCGTCGAGATCGCGCTCGTGTAGTCTCTGCGTGTGAGCATTCCTGCAATCGTCGGGTCCGCCGGACTCTGCGACGCTGCCCCGGTGGTGCGCTGGTCGATGACCGACCGCGGCCTATGCGCACGCGTTCGCCCGACCTACGTGGGGACGCGCAAGTACATGACCGACGCCGGGGAAGTCACGGTGCTTCGGCGACCGGAGCAGGTGAACTCCCCGGGCCACCTCGCCACGCTCGAGCGGCTGGTCGGCACCCGCCGACACCCGTCGAAGGCTGGGCGGCGCGTGTTCCTGTCGACCACCGCCAAGCCCGGCACCGCCGCGCCGTGGGACCCGAGCGTCGAGCTCCAGCCGCACAAGGACTACTTCGTCGGCAACGTCGGCGACAAGATCGACATCGTGCACGTGCCCGGCATGGGCAAGGTGCCCGAGCTGACCTCGACCGTGTGCGATCCGCAGACGCTCGGCGACATCCGGAACGGGCTGCACGAGGTGAGCTACGGCTACGTCGGGTGGTTCCTGAAGGCCGAAGAAGTGCCCGTCGAAGGCGACGTGGTCGCGCCCGGCCAGTGGAAGAACCCCGAGACGGGCATGGTCGAGCGCTTCGATCTCGAGTGCCTGTGCGACCCGACCGACGCGCGCATCCCCGAGCCGCTGCGACCATTCATCGGTGGCAACCACCTGGCCTTCGCCGTGCCCACCGGGCGCGGCGGGCCCGATATCCGGCTGCTGCTCGACGACGACATCGAGGCCCTGGCCTCGCAGTCGGGCAAGCCGGTGCAGGCGTTCGCGCTGCTGCGCAAGGTCGACGAGAGCGGCGTGTCGGGCACCGGCATGGTCGCCGTCGTGATGACCTTCGAGGGCGGCCCGGCCGTCAGCATGTGGCTGACCCCAACTTCGAGCGGCGCTGTATATCCTGACCTCGACACCTTCAAAGAGGTGCACATGGGCAGCCACGCCGAAGGCGCGAACGAGCTGGTGCCGCTAACACTCGGTCAGCCCGTGCCCGACGATTCCACGCAGGGCGAGGAGCCCGACGACGAAGAGCAACCCACCGAGATCGAACTTGAGATCGAGCTCGGCAACGGCGCACCGCCACAAGGAGAAGACACGATGGAGAATGATCCGACCAAGCCCGGTAGCGGTGCCCCGAGTGACGCCCCGCCCGTCAACCCCAACGCGGCCCCGGCCGCCCCCACCGTCGAGAGCCTGAAGGCCCAGCTCGCGGCGAAGACCACCGAGTACGAGGGTCTGCTCGGCAAGTACAACGACCTGCTGAAGGAGAACAACGACCTGAAGACCCAGCTCGCCGCGGCGAACGAGGCCAAGGGCGGCGCGATGGCGAAGGCCGACGCGCTGATCGAGGAGCTCGCCCCGCACCGCGAGCGGACCCTCAACACCAAGCGCGCCGCGACGATCCGTGCCCTCGGTGCGATCGGGCCGCTCGCCGACAGCATCAACAAGGCGTCCGCGTCCGAGCTGCCGGGCATCGCCGTCGCGGCCTACTACGAGGCCAACCCCCACCTGCGCTCGGTGGTCGACGACATCGAGGGCAAGCTGAAGGACGGGGCCTACGTCTCGGCCCGCTTCGACAACATCCTCGAGCAGCACGCCGCGGCCGCGGCCGCCCGCCCCGCCGCCCTGAGCGACGACTTCCGGTCCGCGCTGCGGACCCCGGCCCCGCCGGCCGGCAACGACAACAAGCCGAAGAGCGGGCAGGCGCTCCTCGACAGCATGCAGAACGGGAACAACTGAGCCATGGTCGACATCTTCTCCACCAACGGGGCCATTCAGACCGACTACCTGCCGACCACGGATTTCCCGCCCCCGGGCGCGGCGTGGCGCGGCAGCCATGGCCAGGTCAACGAGCTCTTCGACAGCGCGTGCGGCGACATGCGCACCCTGGCGAAGGGCGTCTTCAAGATCACCAACACCGCGAACACCAACGCGGAGGCGTGGAAGGTCAACTACGACGGCGTGCTGATCCCGTTCACCACGGGCGCGAGCGCGGCGCTCACCATGGCGGCGCTCAACACGGCGTTGCTGACGGTGTTCGGACCCGACAAGGCGCTCGAGGAGGACGTGACCGGCATCGTGCTGTCCTCGCCAGACGTGACGATCAGCTTCGCCGACGGCACCACGCACACCATCTCGCTGGTCGCCCCCGGCGGCGCGGCCTCGACCTTCACCGCGGCGTACACCACGACCCCGTCGGCCCCGGTCGACCACCTGCCCGGCATGTGGGTCGCCATCGACGCGTCCGGCTACGATCCGCAGCTGGTCCGGGTGAAGCAGCCCGGCTCGGCCTCCGACGTGATCTACGGCCTGACCACCAACGAGTGCGTCCACCCCACCGGCGACACCCACCCCTCGCTCCCCGGCGGCTCCGCCGACGCGTGGCCGGCGGGTCGTCCGCTCACCGTGTGGCGCCGCGGCCAAGCCATCGGCCGCGCGAAGGGTGCCGTCGACAAGGCGTACATCGGCAAGCCGGTGTTCGCCGTGTTCAGCGGCAAGGACAAGGGCAAGTCGATGGTGTCGAGCGGCGGCACCTCGCAGGTCACGCGCGGCGATGTCGAGTACAACGGCACCGACAACGTCGGTCTGGCGGTCGACTCGCTGCCCAACCTGTTCGTCCCCTCCAACACCTCGGATGACCAGACCGCGATCGACCTCTCGGTCAAGTGGAACGGCTCGGCCGAGCACGCCGCGGTGGCCACCGCCACCTACGACAACGCCGGCCTGACCTCCTACATCGTCCTCACCTTCAAGGACTTCGCGGCCCACACCGTCGCCGCCTACTCGCCGGCCACCGCGGATGTCACCTCGATCACCAACACCACCGACGCGGTGGCCGCCATCGCCGTCCAGACCAACAGCACCTTCATGACGCCCGCCGCGGACGGCGAGGGCGTGGCCATCAACGTCACCCAGGGCTGAGCGCTCGCTCGAGGACACCACCAACCATGGAAACCCAGTTCAACAATCAGTCCCCGATGGCGGCGATCGCAGATGCGTGGGCGACCACGGGAGCCGCCATCGCGCGCGCTGCCGGCGTCGTCCGCGACGACGGGTCTCGCACCCACCTCACCTTCAGCGGTCGGCCGCTTACGCCGTCGATCGTCGACTCGCAGGACGGCGAGCTCATCACGCACGGCGTCTACAGCCGCGGCAAGCGCTGGCGCATGTCCGAGGACGTGACCTTCGGCAGCGACGTGGGCAACTCGCTCGCGGCGCTCCGGCGCGGCGACCTCGAGCGCTCGCGCAGCGCGATCGACACCGGCATCGATCTCACCAAGTACAAGTCGACCAGCGACCTGCGCAAGGCGCTCGATGGCCCCGACGGCGAGAAGGTCGCGCTGGCGCTCTGCCCCGCCGTGACCGACGACGCGCCCGGCCTGTTCCTCGTCAGCGAGCTGCTCGTGCACCTGCCCGAGATCGTCCGCGTCGAGCGCCAGATGCCGCTCGCCCGGCAGCTCCTCCCGATGAAGTTCCTGAACGCGCCCGGCGCGGACGGCTACGACTTCAACGTGATCGACGCCTACGGCGACGCGCAGTGGACCAGCAACTTCAACGGCACCCCGCCCATGGTCGGCACCGATCGCAAGATCATCCGCCGGCCGCTCGAGTACCTGTGGATGGGTGCGCAGTGGGGCCTGCGTGAGCTGTGGAACTGGCAGCAGGCCCGCTCCAATGGGCTGCGCCTGCCCGACTTCGCCACCGAGCGCCCCCGCGCCGCCCGCGAGGCGATCCTGCGCCAAGAGAACCTGTGGCTGATGTTCGGCGGGCCGACCGGCTCGAAGATCTACGGCGTGCTCTCGCCGGAGAACCAGATCCCGAAGACGAACTCGGCGCACTGGTCGACGCTGTCGGAGACCCAGAATCTCAAGCTGATCGCCGACAAGGTCGCCCTCATCTCGGCGACCGGCATCGAGGTTCCGACGCACATCTACATGGGTATCGCGCAGTACATCTACTACGCGACCACCATGTTCCCCGACACGCAGAAGTCGCTGCTCGCCATCCTGCTCGAGAACCTGAAGCCGCTCGGTATCCAGGAGATCGTGCAGGTCCCCGAGCTGAGCTACAACGCGGCGCTGAAGACCGCGCTGCTCGCCAAGAAGTACGACAACGAGACCGCCACCCGGTACGCGGGCGGCGTCGACGGCAAGGACGCGATGCTGATCCTGTCGCGCAACCCGGCCAAGATCGCCGGCATCGTCGGGCAGGACGTGAAGAGCCTCGCGCCCGAGGTCCGCTCGGCCGTCACCACCGTCACCCTCGTCATGTCGAGCGGCGGTGTCGAGGCGCGCTACCCCAACGCGCACCACATCGTGACCTTCAACGCCGCGCCCTGATTACTCCGACCACGCGGTCTTTCCTGGTCGTTGGGCCGTGCTGGTCGCCCGCTCTCTCCCGAGGGCGGGCGTTTTACTTTTAGTCGCGCGCGGTGCAAGATTCGGGCATGTGCGTGCCGATCTCCGACGTGAAGAACTGCTCGCTGACCGGAGCCTTCGACGCCCTGCCGGACAGCTCCTTCACGAAGGCGCTGGCGCTGGTGTGCCCGCTCTACGCAGCGCTCGGGCAAGACCCCGAGCAGAAGGTGCAGTGGGCGAAGATCGTTGCCCTTCACGCCGCGCACATCCTCCACGAGGCGATCAAGTACGAGGGCGAGGGCGGCGCAGACGGGCCCGTCGCGTCGGAGTCGTTCACGCAGGTCGGCTCGCGCTCGTACGCCATCACACCCGAGCTGCCCGACGGATCGAACTGGTGGCAGTCGAGCCCCTACGGGCGGACGCTGCGGCGGTACTGGGTGGCGATGTTGACCGCGATGAGGGCGGTTGGATGAGCGACCGCAACTACTTCGACGACCTGGCCGATCGGCTCGACGCCATCAACGGCGTCGGCGTCGAGTACGGCATCGCTGACGAGGCGCACCCATCGGGGATGTCGGCGGCGGAGCTGGGGCGCATCCTGTACTACGGCACGAAGGACGGGCACATCCCGGCCCGCGACTATATCTCGGACGCTGTGCGCGAGGTCGACATGCAGAGCCCGGTTTTCTTCGGGCGCGTGCTGGCTGCCGCGTATGCGGGGCGCTCGCCGCTGCGTCACCTCGAAGACCTCGCCGACGTTGCGCAGCAGGCCCTCTACTCGTCGATGCAAAACTACTTCGCCGTGCCCAACGCCAAGGCCACGATCCGTCGCAAGGGCTTCAACGACCCGCTGATCCACTACGGCGACCTGCTCGGCGCGGTGACGGCAGAGGTGATGTGGGATGCCGGCGGCAACACCAGCGACGCGGAGGTGGACTGATGCGGCCGCCAGACATCGGCAAGAAACTCCTCGCGCGCTTCTCCTCGATCAAGGACGAAGACATCACGCTGATCCGCCACGGTGGATGGGTCAACACCGACGGCACCTTCAAGGAGCTGGAGCCCACCGAGGTGCCGTTCATCGTCGACGGGCTGCCGGCGCAGGGGCACTTCTTCTTCGGGCCCGTGCCCAGCAACATGACCGTCGACGCCGACATCACCGGCAACGAGATGAGCGACGCGAAGTGGTTGTGGTGCATGATCGCGGTGTCCCGCGGCTTGCACGATGTCGAGGCCGACGCGCGCGGGGCCGACAAGGTGCGCGACAACAAGACGGGCAAGGTGTACGAAGTTCGCAGCGTGCTCGACCCCCACCGCTCGCAGAGCGGCCTCTACGGCGCGCTGCTCACCCTGACGGAGTAGCGCATGACCGACCTCTCGCAACCCTTCGTTTTCCAGCACGTGCTCGACGGCCTGGGTCGCTGGGCCAAGCGCGCGACGGGTATCACTGTGGCGCACGGCGAGCAGGACATCACGAAGCCGGTGCCACCCTACGTGGCGCTCGAGTGGATCGACGAGCTCGCGCAAGCATCGCCTAAGATCGAGTACGAGATCGACGACGCGTGGACATCGGCGACCTTCACCGTCACCGCGGCGGCCGACGGCTGGTCGGCGCTCCGCATCAACCTCGCCCGGCCGCAGCTCAAGCGCGGTGCGTTCGAGGCCCTGACCGACTTCGCTGACCGGCTGGCCGCGGAGGCCCGCGCCTTCGTCACCGGCCGGCTGACGATCACCCGTGATGGTGACGCCGACATCGTGGTGACGGTGGTCGCGGCTGGCGACCTGTACGTAGCCGAGGTCATCGAGGGCGCGACGGTTGTCACGGCCGGCTCGGGCAACGCCCGCATCGTCGAGCGGCTGTATCGCGGGACCTTGCGCGTGTGGGTCATCGGCGCGGCAGCCACGTCAGGCGAGGCAGGGACCGCAGGTCTCGGGCTGACGACTGCCGAACTGCTCGCGGCGCTAATGGAAGGGCTCGATACGGCGTGGTGCCGCGAGCTCTTCGACAGCTTCACCATGCGGCGAACCGGCGAGCCGATGCTTGCGTCGGCACGTGGCCGGCGACGTGGCTCGAAGCGCGAGGGCAGGTCGTACTTCGATCTGCCGTTGGGGGTCACGGCCCGCTTCGCGCTGGCGGCCGAAGCCGTCGCTGATGTACCCTTCGCGCTGGCCTCGCTGGCGACGCCGGACGGCCCCACCACGTTTCAGAGCACGACCCCGACCGGCGACACCCTGGAGATTTGAGCATGGCCAACCCCGACCAGTACGCAGACTTCGTCGAGTTCAACGTTTCGATCGTGCCCGGGTCGCTCATCGGCGCCTCGCTGGCGCGCTGCTGCTTGATCTCGACCTTCGGCACGTCGACCGCGTTCCCGACGCGACGCAAGGTCTACAGCGGCACGGCGGAGCAGGTGCGCAAGGCTGTCTACGACGATGGGTTCGCGCTGACCAGCGTGCCGTACAAGCAGGTGTACGCGTTCACGAACAACGTGAAGCCGGTCAACGAGGTCGTTCTCGGACGCGCCGATGCGGGCGACGCGTCGCTGACGGCGTCGCTGACTGCCATCTTCGCCGAGGACGATACGCCCTTCGGGTTCTGCGTCGACACGCGCAACAAGGTGAGCCAGCTCGAGGCTTTCCAGTTCGCACAGGCGAAGAAGAACAAGTGGTACCTGACCTACACCGCCGACGTGCTCGCGCTCGACCAAAACACTTTCGAGGGCACGCTGCCCTCGCAGATCGAGGCGCTCGACATCGAGTGGGGCATGTGCGTCTGGTACAACCCGACCACCGCTACCAAGTACGGCCCGGCCGTCGTGACCTCGAAGGCCGGTCCCTTCAAGGTGCCCCACAACGGCACGCTGAAGCTGCGGGTGGCCGGCGGGGGCGAGCAGACCTTCACCTTCCCCGGGGCCGCGGCGACGGTCACGGGCGGTAACACCGAGCCCTTCAACGTGGTCGCTGCGACCACGTTCAAGATCAAGATCAACGGCGGGTCCGAGCTGACCGTCACCTTCCCCGACAACATCGCGGCCGCCACCGCGGCGCAGGTCGCCGAGATCATCCAAAACGGTGTGTCGGGGATCGTGGCCGAGGACGACGGCAACGGCGCGGTCAAGCTCTCGACCACCAAGCGCGGCACCGGGGCCTCCATCGAGATCACGGCGTCGACGATCGCCACCCTGCTCGACCTGACCGTCGACACCTACGAGGGCACCGGCTTCGCCGCCGACGCCGACGCCGCGACGGGCACCGAGGTCGCGGCCAAGATTCAGGCGACGATCACGTCGGCCGCTGCGGCCGCCACTGGCGCGCGGTTCAAGATCACGTCGACGGCCTCGGGCGACACCGCCAAGATCCAGATCACCGGCGGCACGCTTGTCGACGAGTTCGGCCTCGAGCTCGGGCTGACCGCGGGCGTCGGCACGCAGGAGAACTACCTCGACTGCCAGCTGCTCGGCCGCATCGCCGGCTTCGACCTCGACGCGCCCGACGGCTCGGTCGGCTTCGACAACCAGACCGTGCCCCAGACCCCGGGCAACGTGCTCACCAACACCCAGCGCAAGGTGCTGTGGAGTCACTCCTGCAACACCTACGAGGCCGTCACCAACAACCGGCCCGGCGAGCTGCACCCCGGCGTCTGCCCGCGGGGCTTTGATGCCGACGTGGTCTGGTCGGCGTTCTGGTTCCGCGTCCGCGGCACCGAGCGCGTGAAGGCCATGCAAGACGCCATGGCCGATCAGGGGCTTCGCATCCCGTACGAGGAGAGCGGCATCGCCAAATACTCGCAGGTGCTCCGCGCGCTCATGCTGGACGGCGCGCGTAACGGGCATATCCAGGGCCCGGACCTTCAGCCGAAGGACCCGCTCGGTGTGCGCGTCAGCTACTTCGTCACGCCGACGATCGCCCAGCAGAAGCCCAGTGACCGCGCGCAGGGCATCATCTCCGGCTTCGACACGCTCCAGCTGTCGAGGGGGTCGGCGAAGAAGATCGTCGTCAACATGCAGGTTCAGACGCCGTGAGCGTCGTCGTCCACCGTCGCACGAGGTAACACGCCATGGCCAAGCCCCTCCCCATCGCCGACTACGACCCGTCGCGGGTCATTCAGACCATCGGAAACATCACCCCCACCGCGTACGGGCCCGACGCGCGTATCTCGGTGGGGCAGTCGACCGACGGCTACACGATCCAGCAAGGCCAGGACGGCCACGTCATCCGCGTCAAGCAGCGGGGCATCGTGTACCCGCTGTCGTTCTCGCTGATGAAGAGCGACCCGGCGAACGACCTGCTGACCGAGCTCTACCAGAAGGACTACGACGGCAGCACCGGCAGCGGGATCGTGAAGTACGAGCTCGCCGACAACAACGGCAACGCCCGGTGCAGCGCGGCCTACTGCTGGATCAACCGGCTGCCCGAGCTCACCTACTCGGCGAGCGGCGCGGAGGTGTACCAGTGGATGTGCACGCTGGTCAGCGCCGATCTTCAGACCCGCGCCCTCAAGTTCCTCACGTGATGAACCGTGAAGGATCTCGTCACGGTCGGCTTGTATGACCCCCAGCTCGTGATCGTCGAGCTGGGGCTGCTCTGCATTCTGCCCATCAACGGCCTGGCCAAGACCGAAGGTTCGATCAAGGTGCTCACCGAGCGGCGCTTCGCCACGCGGCGCGGCTGCGATGGCGAGGTCTGGCGCACGGCGATGCCCGGCCGGGGTGGCAAGCTCCAGCTGACCCTGATGCAGTCGAGCATCGACAACGACATCCTGACGATCAGCCGGCTCATCGATCAGGCCACCAACGCCATCGTCTCCCCGATCGCCATCATCGACGCCAACGGCAACGGCAACCGGGTGATGTGGGCGGAGCGAGCGTGGCAGGAAGGCCCGCCCGTCGAAATCAGTCTCGGCGCCTCACCGGGCCCGCTGCTCTTCGAGTTCCAACTCGACGGGCTCGAAGTCGTGTTAGGCTCCCTCCGTCGACCAGGACAGTTTTCATGACCACAACGACCACCGCTCCGAACACCACCCACGACTACCGGCCCGATGACGTGAAGCAGGCCGAGAAGCTCGCCGGCCCCGGCCCCTCCCGCGAGGTGCCGCCCGCCTTCGCCAAGCTCGGCTACGAGCTGCTCGCCACGCCGGGTTTCAACATCTCCGACGAGTTCTACATCTACCGCCCCCTCCGCGCGTGGGATGCGGCGCAGGCCGAAGTCGACAATCTCATCCGCATCACGGGCGGCGGCATCTACACCTTCGTCGAGAGCATCCGCGAGGCGCTGCGCGCCGTCACGTCGATGACCCCCGAGGACGGGCAGAGCGAGGCCGAGTTCAGCGCGCAGAGCGAGCTGATCTGGTCGAAGATGGTGATGTCGCGCTGGGCCGACTTCCTGCTGTCGGTCCCCAACTTCAACCCGGCCGAGTGGGCCACGCGCATGCTGAAGAAGTGCGAGGTCCGGCGCATCGCCAAGCCCGAGCATCACAGCAAGCCCGACACCGACCCGACCAAGGACTGCGCCGGCCTCATCTTCGAGTGCACCGGGTTCGGGCACGTCGACAGCTACTACCGCGGCCGGCGCTCGCACCTCGTACGCGTCGGCATCGCGGCGGGCTGGGGCTCGATCGGGGATTTTTTCGTCGAGTCCTGACACCTCGGCCGGGGGTTCAGCGCTCGAAGATCGAGGACATCGCGGCCAAGAGCGACGCCTTGCAGTCGCTTCCCCCGCCGCGGTTCTGCTCGCCGCTGCGGCTTCGGCTGGCGCGTCTCTGTCTCGACGACAAAGGGTATGCCTGTCCGGAGAAGATGAACGCGCTCCGCGAGCTGACGCTCGAGGAGGCGCTCTTGCTCGAGGACGTGGCGCATAGCCGTCAGCGCGAGGCGCTGGTGTTCACGGATGAGGTCCGCGCCGCGGCGCAGGTGGCGACGAAATGAACAGGGAGATCGTCAGCGAACTCGTCTCCGTCGCCAAGCTGGACACCACCGCGGCGACGAAGGAGGCGCGCGCGTGGGCGGATCGGCTGCGCGCGGTCGAGGCCGAGACGAAGAAGGTCACGGACGCGACGAAGACGGTCGGCAGCGCGACCGACAAGCTCCGTGCCGAGATGCTGCGCCTCCGCAAGGAAGAAGCGGCGGGCGTCATCGACAAGAAGACGCTGGCGGGTGAGACGAAGAAGCTTCGCATCGGGCTGACCGAACAGGCCGACGCGGCGAAGAAGCTGCGCGAGGAGACCAAGCGGCTGCGCGAGGAGGAGAAGGCCGCAGCTGCCGAGATGAAGGCGGCCGCCAAGATCGCGGCGGAGGTCGGCAAGGCGCGCATCAACGCCGCGAAGGAAGCGGCGAAGGCCGAGATCGCGGCAGCCCGCGAAAGCGCGAAGGCTCAGACCGCTGCGATCCGCGAGGTCGCCAAGGCGCAGCGCGAGGCGGACAAGGCCGCCCGCGAGGCCGAGCGCACGAGGGCTGCGCTGCCGCGGCTCGCCGCGCGCAACGACGCGATGGCGCACGCAGAGCGCAACAACTGGCGCAAGATGCAGGCCAGCGGCGAGCGCATCTCCGGCTTGCAGGATTCGCTAGCGGCGGGCGACCGGCGGTTGATGCAGCTGAATCGACCGTTCGGCGGGGTCCGGACGGCGATCGGTGACGGCTTCGGGGCCCTGCGCGCCCGCGTTCAGGGCATCGCCGACCAGCCGGGGCAGTTCGTCGGCGACGCGGCATCGAAGTTCGGCAGCGGCGCGAGCGGGCTCGTGCGCGCAGGGGCGGGTGCCGCGGCTGCCGGCGCGCTTGGGGTCGGCGGTGTGGTCGCCGGCATCGCCTCGAAGGGCGGCGATTTCGAGGCGCTGCGAGCCTCGCTTGAGACGGTCGAGGGCTCGGCCTCAAAGGCCGCATCGACTTTCAAGCTGATCCAGACCTTCGCCGCGCAGACCCCCTACGGGGTCGAGGAGACCACGAACTCGCTGTTGAAGTTGAAGGCGCGCGGGCTCGACGCCTCGCTGCCCTCGCTGAAGGCGTACGGCGACACGGCATCGGCCATGGGCAAGTCCATGGACCAGATGATCGAGGCTGTCACAGACGCCACGACAGGCGAGTTTGAGCGGCTCAAGGAGTTCGGGGTCAAGGCGAAGACCGAGGGCGACAACGTCAAGCTGACCTTCAAGGGCATCACGACGACGGTGTCGAAGGACGCGAAGTCGATCGAGGGCTATCTCGTCAACCTCGGCAAGACCCAGTTCGCGGGGGGCATGGAGCGGCAGAGCAAGACCCTGAAGGGCATGCTCTCCTCGCTCGGCGACAGCGTGTCGCAGCTCGCCGACACCGCGTTTCAGAACGGCCTCGGTGCGGCGCTGAAGGAGATCGTCGCGGACCTGACGGGCGCGACGGGCTCGGGCGAGGAGTTCGCCAAGGTTCTCGGGCAGACGCTCGGTACCGCGGTCAAGGGCGCGTACAAGTTCGTGAAGGACCTGATCGGCCCGGTCGAAGAGCTCCCTGGCAAGCTCGCTGGGGTCGCCGACGCGGTCGGCACGGTGGCCACCGTCGTCAAGGGGTTGATCGATGTGGGCGCCAAGATCGCGGGCACGCTCGGGCCCGGCAACACCGCGCTGATCGCTTTGGGCGCAGCGGCGACAGCGGCACTCGGTCCGATCGGCCTGCTGCTCGCCGCGGGCTATGGGCTCGGCAAAGCGTTCGGCGCGGCGCGCGACGCCATCGGCGGCACCACCAGCGCGGTCGAGGAGTTCAAGCGAAAGCAGCGCGAGCTCGAGGCGAGCGACCGTCAGAACATCGCTACCCGCCAGCAGCAAGAGAACGCCGACCGGCTGGCCGCGCGCAACGAGACCGAGAGCAAGAGCTTCGAGAGCGCGGAGGCCGTCACCAAGCGCTTCAAGCTGGCCCGGCTGCGACGCATGGGCAAGACCTACGGCGAGCTCTCGGACAAGGAACGCCGGCAGCTCGACAACGACGCGGCGATCGCCAGCTCGCAGGCCAGGCGCGCGGGGCGGGGGCGCGACAACGCAGGCGATGAGACCGGGCGCGCCATCGAGGGCATCGTCGGTGGCGAGGAGCGGGCGGCGGACAACGCAGAGATCGGGCGCCTGCGCGGGAAGAAGCGCAAGACTGGGTCGGAGAAGAAGCGCCTGAAAGAGCTCGAGAAGCAGTACGACCTCGAGACGGGGTCGACGGGCAAAAAGAAGAAGGACGACGCCTTCGACGAGGACCGGAAGAAGCACATCGACGAGCTGGTCGCCAAGGCCGAGCAGCGGGCCGGCGATGAGGCGCTGCTCGCCGGCAACGCTTCGGGGGCCAGCGCAGCCGCCCGCACGGCCGGCAAGGACACGCGAGCACGGCTGACCGAGATGGCGAAGAAGGGTGCGCTGCCCGGCGAGGTCGAGCGCGGGTTGCTGCGCGTCGCCGGCTTCGACGACGTGGAGAAGGCCCCGCCACCACCCATCATCATCACGAATCAGGACATCGACTTCACCGTCACGATCCCCTTGCAGGTCGCCATTCACACCGGCGAAAACCCCGAGAGCGTGGTCGACGACATCGCCGCCAAGCTCGAGGAGACCATGGAGCGCGACCTACTGCCGCGCGTCACCTCCATGATCGCCACCACCTTCCGCAGGTGATCCATGCCCGCCAAGCGCTGCACCGTCTCCCTGATCCCGACCAAGCCGACGAAGCTCATCCCCACCGGGGTGCTGACCTTCGACGGCACGACGCAGCGCGCGCGCCAGGTCGCGGGGCAGGTCATCGACCACCCCAAAGAGAGCGGCGAGGACGGGCTCGCGGACGATATCCAGTACGACCCCGAGACCTTGCAGATGACGGCGCACTTCACCGATCATCCCCTGTACTACGGGACAGGTTTCGCCGGATACCCGGGGCGCGCGGCTGATCTCGCCGAGAGTCTCTTCGACTTGCAGCGTGCGAAGGTGCCGATGTTCGTCATCGTGCCCGACAAGATCTACTTGTCGATGGTGATCGAGCAGCTTGGCGACTCGCGCACGGTCGAGACAGGCAGCGACAAGGATCTCGAGATCAGGTTCAAGCACGTCGACATCGGAGACCTGACACTGGTGCCGGCACTCGTTGACGCCCAGACGCAGGCGCTCGGCGACGCTTCGCCGCAGGACATCGGCTACCTTCCGTGAACCCATGGCCACCACGACCGTCACCACCGAGCTCGTCATCCGCCGACCTGTGGGCGACTATCGGGCATTTGAGCGGCCCGCGACCTTGAGCGACCAGCGCTACCGGCTGCTCTTCGAGCCGAGCGGGCGCGGTGTCGGTTGCTGGTACCTCACGATCTTCGACGTGCTCGGCACGCTGCTCGCGGCCTCGATCAGGCTCGTGCCCACCACGGACCTGCTTCGAGTGCTGCGGGCTCGTGTGCCCGACCTGCCGACGGGTCGGCTTCGACTCGAGGCCACACGAGACCCTGAGCTCGGCGACCTTGCGACCGACAACGTGCACCTGTACTACGACGAGGAGATCGCGGCGTAGGTGCTGTCGGCGTTTCAAAAGTTCGGGCGCTCGATGCGGATCTACTTGCAGACCCGCGACGGCCTCGTGCAGCTCGTGAACTGGCAGTCGGGCCAGGCCACCGGGCTCGGCCTATCGCTGCACTGCTCGTTCGTGGTGCGACGCTCGGTGAACCCGGAGCCGCATCGCTGCACGCTCTCGATCCTCGGCCTGTCCAAGCGGCGCCGCGAGCAGATCCTCAAGGCGTACGACGAGGCGGAGGAAATGTCGTGGACCATGCGCTCGGCCTTGAAGGCGGGCCGCATCCGCGTCGACGCCGGCTACGGCGACGATGTGGCGACGCTGTTCGTCGGCGACATCGCGCCCGACGGTGTCACAAGCGACTGGGTGGGGCCGGGGCACGTGATGAAGATCGAGGCGCTCGACGGGCGCATCGCGTGGAAGGGGCGCTTCGTCAACAAGGCCAGCTCGAAGGGCGTCGACATCAAGACCATCCGGCAGGTGATCGCGGCGAGCGGCGACTACATGGCCGGCAAGGACGCGAAGTTTGTCTTCGAGAAGAACTTTCCGGGCCTCGTGAAGAAGAAGGTCGGCTTCCCCGGCTACGAGAGCGGCTACGCGATCTTCGGCGAGAGCCGCAAGCACAACCGCCAGCTGTGCGCGGAGCTCGGCATCCGTCCGTTCTTCCAAGACGGCGAGGTGCGGTACATGTCCGACGACGCCGCGCTGCTCGACAAGGCCGTGGTGCTGTCGCAGGAGAAGGGCGGCGTGCTGCTGCGCGCGTCGCCGACAGGGCTCGGGCGCTACTCGGCGCGCACGCTGATGGAGCATCGGCTGCGGCCAGGTCGGCAGGTCATCCTGCGCGATCGCTACGGGATCATCATCGGGCCGGGCCTCTACCGCGTCGAGAGCATGGTCGCGGCGGGCGGCAACCGGGTGCGCGACTACAACGTCGACGTGGACCTGACGCCGACAAAGCTGGGGGGTGGGGCGTGAGCGCGAAGCGACAGTCGCTCGTCGACTTCTTCGAGGGCCTGAAGCGCGATGTGGGGCTCGAGCTGCGCGTGTGCATGCCGGCGCACGTCATCGAGTACATCCCGCCGCAGGCCGGACTGCGGCCGACCCCGCCGCGAGTTCGCGTCCGCATCGAGCTGAAGTACGCCCGCGAGTGCCGCAAGGGCGACCAGACCCCAAACGAGACCTTCATCCCCAACGCTAACGTGAAGCTGCCCGGCGAGGCCGTGGGCGAGTACGCCGACGGGAGCTTGCTGGTGCCCGTGCACTTCCCCGGCCCGTGGGGGATGTGGTCCTGCGGGCCGCTGCTGGTCGGCGAACAGGGCAAGCTGGTGTGGTGCGACCGCTCGATCGACTCGTGGCAGATCGACGGCGGCGACGTGCCTGTTGATCCCGTCTTCGGGCACACCCACGGCGGGGGCATCGACGGCGGGCCGATGAACGACGCGTGGTTTGAACCCGGCGTGCGGTCGGGCAAGGGCCTCGCCGGCATGGTCACGTCGACGATCCCCACGGACGCCTGGCGCATCGGCACCGCCGACGGTGCGGCCGGCATGACGATCAACTCGCTCACCAACGAGCTGCCCCTCAACATGCAGGTCTCGACCTCGGGGCAACAGCTCACGCTCGATGCCGCGAAAGTTGTTCTGGTGGGGGCAGGGGCGACAAGTTTCGGAGCGCTCGCCAACCTCGTCACCGCCAAGTTCAACGCGCTCAAAGCCGCGGTCTCCGGCGCAGGAGTCGTCGCAGGCGACGGTGGGGCGGCCTTCAAGGCGAACCTGATGACCGCGCTCAACGCCATCGACTTCGCTGCCATCGCTGCAAGCAAGGCGAAACTCGAGTAGGATCCGCCCGTGCTGTCCACCCTCGCACAGACCCCAGACGGCGACCTGCTCGTCACGACCAAGGGCCCGCTGATGGTCTACGGGGCGGAGGCCGTCGCTGTGTTGGCGCAGAACAACCTGCGCCAGCAGCCCGGCGAAGATTTCCTACTGCCGCTGCGAGGGCACGACTACCCGAACCTGCTCGGCAAGGGCGCCAACGCGACCGCCATCCGTGCCGACATCGCCGACGCCATGGGCACGGTGTCGGGCGTCGAGCAGGTGCTCGGCTGCGTGGTGACGATCGTCAAAGAGAAGGTGAACGTCGACCTGACGCTCTCCACGCTCGAGGCCCAAACCCAGTTCTCGATCCAGGTGTGACCCATGGCCGACTACTCCCTGACCGATTCCGGCCTCACCGTGCCCACCATGGTCGAGTTGCTGAAGGCGCTCGACAACGACTTCATCGAGCCGGACAACTTCGGCAACGAGGTCGACCTGACCCCCGACTCGCCGCTCTACAAAATCTCGCGGCCGATCGCGCGTCAGCTCGCCCTGTGCTGGCAGGGCCTCCGCGATTGGTCCGCGCAGCTCGACTCGCAGACGGCCTTCGGGCAGGGCCTCGACTACCTCGGCTCGCTCATCGGCGTTACGCGCATCGCCGCGACGAGGTCGACGCTGGTCGGGCGCGCGGTCGGTGCCCCCGGCGAGAACGTCAACGCGCTGTCGATCCTGCGCTACACGCCAGGCGCCTCGCTGTGGCAGGTCATCGAGACGCAGGTCATCGGCGCGGGTGGCTTCGTCGATGTCGAGATCGAGGCGCTGGAGTTCGGACCCGTCGATGCGCCGCAGGCCGTGGCGGCCGATTGGGAGATCGTCACCGGGCAGACGCCGGGCTGGTACACCTTCGAGTCGACCTCGCAGGCCACCCTGGGGCAGCCGGCAGAATCGGACGTGGACTACCGCGCGAGGTTGGCGGAGGCGTCGCGCGGCCTCGCCACTTACGACGCGATCGTCCGCGAGCTCCGAGCCGTCGACAACGTCGCCGCGGTGTACCTGTACATCAACCTCGGGCTGGCCTACGACCCCATCAAAAAGCTCTTCGGCAAGCAGATGCGACCGGTGGTGCAGGGTGGGAGCAAGACGAACATCATCGCTGCGCTGCACCGGTCCGTCGGCGCGCCCGTCGAGACCGTCGGCGCGGTGGCGGGCACGTACAACCCGGGCAACGGCCAGATCCTCGACTACGCCTTCGACCGGTTGGCGCGGCGTCGCGGCTACCTGAAGATCACGATCACAGGGGGCAACCCCCAGATCCCGCTGCCGACCAACGCCGCCGCGCTCGCGCTGGCTGCGACGGCGACCGTGGTGCCCCAGGGCGGGCAGCCCTTCTCGCCCTATATCTACGGGCAGGCCGCCGTCGAGGTGCTGCCGAAGGGCAGCGTGACTAAGATGAAGGCGGAGGGCCGTCTCGACCCCGGCGACCCGTGGGAAGAAGACGCGCTCGTGCTCGAGCTGAATGAGATCATCGACATCTCGACGGAGCCGACTGTCGCGGTCGCTACCGCGGTCGAGGAGGACGACATCTCCATTGGGATCGGCGACGACTTCAACTACACCATCAACGGGGGCGCGCCGCAATCGTACGTGTTCGTCGCGGCCACGACCTCGAGCGCGACGGCGGCAGCGGCCATCAACGCGGCGGCGAGCGAGCCGGTTGTCATCGGCTCGATCGATGGTCGCGTCGTCATGCGCACCGTGCTGAAGGGCTCGGCGGCGTCGATCCAGATCGATGCGGGTGTGGCCTCCTCATACTTGTTCGCGGGCGAGCCGCTCTTTGAGGGCTCGGACGGCGACGTGGAGATCGTGATCCTGTGAGGCTCACCTACTACGACCACGAAGAGGAGATTCTTGCGCGGCTGCCTCCGCGACTGCGTACGGGCAACTACGCCAAGATTCTACGCATCTTCGCGCGGCACCTGAACGACTACGAGGCCGCGCTCGACGAGCTCGCGCGCGGTTACTCGCTGATCTCGTCGACGACGCCGCTCTTCGTCATGTTCATCATCGCCCGGCGCTTCGGGTTGACGCTCCCGCCGGGCTTCACGAAGGACGATTACCGCGTCTTCATACGGGCGCAGGCTGCGGCGCTGTTGTCCTCGGGGACATGGCCGCAGGTACAGCTCGTCGCCGACCTGCTGCGGCCCGACGGCACCCCATCGCGCGCGCGCGTGCAGCGGCTACCACCCGACCACCTGCAAGTCGAAATCCCGGGGCTGCCCGACAGCTACGCGACGATCGCCAAACAGATCATCCGGCAGGCCATCCGCGCACAGGACAGCTTCGACCTCGTGTCGTACCCCGGCAACGCCTTCACCTTCGACTTCGGGCCTGGCTTCGATGTAGGCCAGCTCGCCAAAATGCTGTAGGAGTTCACCATGTCCGGTTCCGATCTTCGTCCACTGTCCTACGGCTGGGTCGACAAGAACAACGCCAACAGCTACGCGCTCACCCCCGAGCTGCCGGAGGCGACGAACGGCTACAACGACGGCCAGATCCCTCCGGCCAAGAAGTACAACCACACGATGCAGCGGCACGCGGGGTGGATCGCGCACCTCGACGCGGTCGCCATGCGCAGCGACCAGCTGTGCGGTGACACCTCGGTCAGCCGCCTGTCGCAGTACGGGTTTCGCTTCCTCACTGGCGCGGGGCTCTCGCAGAGCGTTCCCGACAACAGCACCTACATCATCGACGGCTTCATCGTCGACCTCGCGCTGACACGCCTCGGCATCGAGGGCTACTCGCCCTTCCTGTTCACCGCGACGAAGTGGACGCACTGGTATATCAGCAAGGACGGGGTTTCGTTCGCGGTCGTCAACATCGGCGTCGCGGCATCGCCCCCGGGCGGGTCGTATCACCTCGGCACGGTGGTCACGAACGGCACCGACGTGACGAGCTGGGTGGCCGGCAATGCGATCTTCGCGGATCGCCAGGTCAATCTTCAGCCGAATGTCGGGATCACGGGGTCGCTCGTCGTCGAGAGCACGATGACGATCAACGACTCCTCGGTGCTGAACGGTGATCTGACCGTCAACAACACGTCGACTTTCAACGGCACTTCCGAGTGGTCGGTCAACAGCGCCTCGCCTGCGATCACGCTCGCCAACGCCGGCACGGGCGGCGGCATCTCGTACTACAGCAGCTCCAACGGCCCACAGCCGATGGTCGATTTGGTGAAGACCAACAGCCACGACGGCACGGTGCTCAAGCTCACCGCCGCGGATGGAGCGACTTCGCGTGCGCTGTGGATCCTGGGTGGCAACGGCGACTCCGCGGCGTATGTTGCGGCCGGTGCTGGGCAGCTCGGGCTCGAGCTTCAGGGCGCGTCGACGGGCACCTACGCGGCGCGCTTCCGGGGCGGGGCCGGGCAGAGCTACGTCGCCTACTTCGAGGCGGGCTCGGGCGGTGTAGGGGGCAACGCTGGCGGCGCGCTGATGGATGGCATCGGCACGGGTGCGGGCGCATACGTTCGCGGTGGCGACAGCGCGGGCGCGTATGCACTTCAAGCGCTCGCGCGCAACAGCACCGCGCAGGGTGCCGTGTTCGCCCAGACGCACTCGACCGCGACGACGGCGTCGCGCGCCGGCTACTTCCAAGGGCGCGACTCGGCGGCGGGTCTTGAGGCCGTCTCTGCGGGCTACTACGCCGCGATCCTCACCCCCAAGAATGCGGCGCCTACCTACGGCGCGCTTCGGATGCTCCCGCAAGCCGTGGCGCCCACGCAGGCGTTTGATGGCGACCTCACCTGTATCACCAGTCCGGTCAACGGATGGGCACAGGGCAACAACACCGAGGGCATTTATCACCCCCTGTGGGCCTCTCGCGGAGGTTACGTCTACGGCGCGCAGTACAATCAGAATGCGCAGAGCACTGGTGCATACGCCACGGTATGTACGGTCACGCTCGCCATCCCGCGAGCCCCTAAGGTCGCTGGAGAGCCGATCCGGTGTCGGGCCACGCTGCGCTTTCGCTGCAACGCGGCTGGCACGCCCACGGGTGTCAACGTTCGTATCCGCGACACCACGGCCGGGGTGAACGTCATCGAGTACACGGGCGCGGGATTTGCCACGACCAACGGCTTTTATCTCGCGGCTACAACGGTCAACTGGGAATCCAGCACCGTGACCATCGAGATGGACTACACGCCCCCCGCCACTGGCGCGCGTACGTTCACGCTCGATATCCAGCGGCAGGGGGCAATCACCGTCACGGGTCAGGGCTCGCTGGTGATCTTCGGCATTTAGAACTCGTCCGACTCCGAGGTCGGCGTGTTCTCGTGGTCGACGCCCGTGTCGCCGCTGCCGCTGGTCGATCCGCTGGTGCTGGATCCGCCGCTCGTCTCCCCGCCAGCCTCGCCGCTGCCACCCGTCATGCCGCTGGCGAAATCGTCGCACGCACACGTATCTTGCAAGCCGGCGCAGTCGGCCGGATCACCCGACGGAGCCACTTGCGCGCAGGTGGACTCGAGGAGATAGCAGACGGCGTAGGTGCTCACCTCGGGCGCGACGCACCAGTCGTGAAGGATCTTGCAGTGGTCCACGCCGGGCGGGTTCTGCGTCGACAGGTCGAGCCCAACATCAACGCGGCAGAAGGTGTCGAGCAGCGCGCAGAATGACTCGTCGGTCGCCCTGCACACGCACGCGGTGTCGTTGGGGAGGCCGTCGCACGGGCCTCCCATGATGACGCCGGTGGTCGGAGTGGTCGTGTCCGTACCTATATCGCCCGACGTGCTGGAGGAGTCGCTACCGACGGAGAGATCCACGTCGGTGGTCGAGGTCGTCTGGTCGTTGCGCAGGCAGGCAGCGAGAACGAGGAGCGGGAGAAGAAGGGACAGGTGGCGGGTCACAGGCCCTCCCACACGCAGCGATCGAGGAAGCACAGCGCCCCGGTGGGGCAGTCGTTGTCCGACGCGCACGGCAGCTCGCAGGGGACGGGGCGCAGTGGGTCGGTGGCCGATTGGCACGCCGACTTGGCGAAGGGCTCGCCGCAGCTGTCGAGCGCCTCGGGGCAGGTGCCGTCGTTGCCCTCGCCCCAGCACGTCGTCAGGCAGATGGTGCCCTTGGGGAACTGCGGGTCGGGATCGTCCGCGACCTGGCAGATCAATCCCTCGTCGCATTCGTGCTTCTGACCCTTGCACGGCCCGTAGAGCTCGCCCGGCTTGGGCTTGCTGCCGGCGAAGCAGACGTTGGTGGTCGAGCCATCCGAGCTGCCACTGCCGCTGGTATCGGCCGGGCATTCATCGGGCGGGCAGCCCGTCGTTTCGACACTCGACGAACTCGAGGCGTCGAGCCCGGTCGTCGGCGCGCCAGTTTCGGAGGCGCTGTCGGTTTCGACAGCAAAAGTCGACGATGAAGTCGACTCGGATCTACCCGGATCGTCGGGCATCGTCTCGCACGCGAGAGTGAAAATGAGGGTGAAGCTGATCGCCAACTGGTCGTTGATGCGCATGGTACTTTCAGAGAGCGGTACGTCGTTCCGCACCTTTCCACTCTCTTCTGGGGTAGTGCCAAGCGCAAGATGGTCGATCAATAACCACGTCGTGCGCCCGCGCATATTCGTGCGATAACGCAGACGGGCGCGGCAGGCGACACGAGGAGATCTACTCGTGCGCTAAATGAATCGCAGTGTCAGCGAAAGAAGAATGGCAATCAGCAATGTGACGCCTGCAAGCCACAACGGCCGCTGACGTGGGGGTGTGCGAGCCGCATATGCGAGCGTCGCCAGGACAAGTGCGCGGGACATCACGGGGAAGGATTGGGTGGACATCGGTCGAGTTCCTTTCGGATCGTGCTCATGGCCTCCGGATTCCTCTCTAGGATCGCACGCAGCAGGATGGTCGCGTCCTGTGCGTTCTTCGGTGATAGCTCGAGGTCGTTGCCGAGCCTGGCGAGCTCGCGCCGCCACATGATGAAGTCGCGCAGATCGTATCCCCCGGAGGCCAGGGCTACGACGAAGAGCGATCCGAAGACAAGGTGCGCATGCACCGGCAGCTGCTTGCCCGTGACCTGCTCGCTGTAGATCCACAGCGCGCCGACGCCACCGGCGACGACGAACCAGATCAAGCGGAGCACGAGCTGCAACACCGGACGAGGCTCCACTCCGGCGGCAAGCTCGTCAAGTCTGAGGTAGGCTCCGGTCTCATGTCGCCTCGCAACACGCCTGCCTCCCCCAGCCCCCAATCCGTCACTCGCCGACATCGCCGCTACCTCGCCTTCGGGTCGGTGCTGCTGGTGTTGCTCGTCGTGGCTGTCGTCGTGCTCGCCAAGAAGTGCCCCGAGGAGCCGGTGCCGGTCGACTCGCCGCTGCCTTCAACAACGGGGGCGTCGGGCCTCGGTGGTCCGGAAGTCCTCAAGACGCCCGACTCGAAGAGCGCGCGCACCTCGGACCTGCGGTAGCGCGGACGGTTGCCCACCACGATCCACGTCAGCTTGCCCGGCTCGGCCTTGTCGACGCCAGGCTCCGCCGTCCTGTGCTTCTCCAGCGTCCGCTTGGAGGCCGAGAACTCGTCGGCGACCTCCTCCGCGAAGAGCCACTTCTCGTAGGGCTGGTCGCCCGACGCGTCGTCCGCAGCGGGGTCGACACCGGGGTCGGGCGCGTTGGGGGTCTCGGTCGCGGCGGGCTTGTCCTTGAAGACCAGCGGCATGATATCCGCGATCTCGGGCACCACCGCGCCGAAGAACGCGCGGAGGGCTTCGGGGGGCGGGTTGCCGCCGTAGAGCTCGACGAGCGTGTTGGTGATGGCCTGCACGATGCCGACCGGCAACTGCTCCCGCTTCTCGATCGGCGCGTCATTGCGCAACCGGAACTCGGGCAGCATGTCGAGCGCGTTGTCGCGGAACAGACCCTCGCGCACTTCCGTGCGGTCGAGAAGATCTGCCTTCTTCAGCTCGATCGCCCCCGTGTAGACGAGGTTGCGAACCTCGGCCAGCTCCTTCGCCGTCAGCACACGCAGCGGCGCGAACTTGATCCCCCACTGCTCGGGCGCTACCTCGATCCCCTCGGGGCCTTCCTCGCTGACCATCAGCACCTCGTTGATGCGCCGGAGCGGCCGCTCGATCTGAAGCTTCTGCACCACGCGCACGGTGTCGTAGTAGTGCCGGATCACTTCCTCGCCGGAGGAGAAGCCCGCGGGGTCTTGCCCGAGCAGAATCATCGCGGGGTAGCCGGTCCACGCGAGCAGCGAAGTAGCCGAGCGGTCGATGAGGTCGGCGAGGCCCGCGGCCGAGCCCGAGCCCTGGTAGCGGAACTCCTCGTTGTTCTTGTCGACGATGACCGCGCCGAGCTTCTGCAAGCCCTTGTGCTGAATGGCGATGCGGTTGATCGCGGCGGTCTCGTTGCTGGTGATCTTCTCGATCCATCCGGCGATGGAGTACACCGCGATCGAAAACACGTTGGCAGCTCGCCGACCGCTGCGCGCGTTGGCGAAGTAATCCTCGAGCGCCTGCGCGACCTCGTCGAGACGCGAGTGCCCATCCTCGGTGTTGAAGCGGAGCACGCGCGTGTAGTGGACGCGAGCGCTCTGCGGCGTCCGCTCGGCGCGCTCGAGCGAGATGAGGTCGGGCCGCGTGAAGTCGGGGATGTCGTAATACTCGGGCAGCCCGAAGTTGTTGGTGTCGTGCCCGGAGAGCGGGCCGGGGTTGTACTCGTTCTTGTGGAAGACCTTGAGCCACAGCAGCTTGTTGATCTTCCCCATGTCGAGCGGCTGCGCGAAGAGGCTGTCCTCGTCGCGGCCGGTCGCCGAGCTGCCCGCCGACGCACCCGTCTCTTGCGTGGCGTCCGCCCGCTTCAGCCCGTCGTCGATGCCCATGACGATGATGGCCTCGCCCCACTGCTCCGACTTGAAGAGCGCCCGGTAGAGGGCGGCCTGGGTCCCGAGGTTCTGGTGAAGGGTGTCCATCCGCGCCGCGGCCTTGGCGGCTTCGTCGGGGTCGAGCGTGGGGAAGCGCACCGTCCAGCCTTCGCGGGTCGCATCGAGGGCGCGCAGGGCGAGAATACGGCGGGCGAGGCCGGTCCGGCCCAGCATCTCGATCACGAGGTCGCCGTACCCGGTGCGTGGCTGCCACCCGCCTTCGAGCACGTCCTTCACGTGCTCCTGGCCCTCGAAGAACTTGCCGGTGAACAGCTCGCCGAAACTGTCCGTGACCATGCGCAGGATGCCGTGCCTTGCGTTTGGCGCCGCGGCAGGGGCATCGATCGGCGTCGAGCCCGTGTCCGAAACCGCGGTAGGTGCAGGGGCGGCGGTGGTCACTTCATCGACAAGCCCGAAGGCTCGGCCGACGCGGGAGAGGAGGTTGTCGAAGAGCGGCACAGCGCCCCCAGCGTACACGCGGACGCGGCTGCGCGTCAGCCCCACGAACCGAAGTTCATGCTCCCGAGCTTGTCCCACGCGGCCCCGTCGCCGGCCGCATCCTCGGCCCAGTTGAGGAGCTGGGCCGTCTCGTCGGGTCGGTCATCTCGAGCGACTCGGCCCGCGCCAGCCATCTCCGACAGGTAGCCCATCTTATCGCCGCTGGCGACCTCCTCGGGGGCAGCGCCGGGGGCATCGTGCACCCACGACCACGTGATACGCGAATCGGCGGTGCTCTCGTCGGTGGGGCGCAGCGGGAGGTGAACACCGCCGGTGCGGATCGGGGTCTCGGCGAGGTCCCAACAGTCGCCCTTGGAGTCGTTCTTGTCGAGGAAGTGCAGCGTGCGTCCGCGAAAGTCGGGGTGGTTGATGAAGTCGCGGTCCTCCGCGAGCGAGCCACCGTGCGCCTTGCGCTCGATCAAGATGTCGCGGGCCTCGGGCCAGCGACGCGCGTAGGAGCGGATCAAGTCCTTCAGGTCGCTGTATCCGGGACGCTCGCGGAACTCATCCATCCGGTACGACAGCCAGCGCAGGCGGCTGTCCGCCGGGGGCTTCTTCAGCCCCCACACGCCGCCGCAGGCGAACGAGTTGCCGCGCTCCTTGCCGTTGGGGTCGATCGAGATGATCACCTTCGACATCGAGGACACGGGCGTATCCGACGGGTCGAAGCCGCGAAACCACTCTTTCGGGAAGCGGTTGATCGCCTCGCCGCTGGGGGCGAGGTCGCAGAGCGCCGCGTAGTCGCGCAGCGTCGAGCCGAGGAACTTCTTATCGTGCTCCTCCTGCGTGTCGCGCACGAGGTCGAGACCTTC